GGAAGTCGTTGCGATTTTCAAGGCCAATGGCTGGAACTGGGGAGGAGATTGGAAGAGCTTCAAAGATATGCCTCACTTTGAGAAAAAAGGTTTTGGCGATTGGAAAACACTCAGCAAACTAAAAAAGGATTCAAACGGATACGTCATAATTAACTAACATGAAACCAATACGACTATTTTCACTCATTTTTCTACTCGCCCTGGTGGTGGGTTGCAAACCAGCAAAAGAAGTGGTGTATGTTGACCGAGTTGTAGAGGTAACAGTAACCGAAACCATTCACGACACCGTATTTATTACAAAGCCTGATTCGTCTCGCTTTACAGCAGATTTGGTGGTGGATAGCAACGGAAACATTACTGTTACCAATACATCGGCTATCAATGGAAATCACCTTGGAGCGCCTAAAGTAAGCATCGAAAACAACAAACTTACGGTTGACTGCCGTGCTGAAGCCGAACAACTTTTCTTTCAATGGAAGGAAAAATACAAGTCAACCAACAAATCTGAAACCGTTCGAGAACCAGTTCCTTATCCTGTTCAGGTGGAACGAGAATTGAATTGGTTTCAAACAACCTTTATTTGGCTAGGAGTCATTTTCACTATTTTATTAATCATTGCAGCCGTGGCACTAGTTGTCCGTTGGCGCGTTCAAAAAATTACACCATGAACAAAGAATTTTTTAAAGCGAATCCCTCGCTAAACGAGTATTTTGAAACATCAGATGGAAAGAAATTCTATACTGAAAACGCAGCACAAAACCATGCTAAAGCAAAAGCTTTGAAGGATAGAACAGTTAATCACGTTGAACGACCTGAGGAACTGGAGCAAAAGGTTGTTGTGCCTCATTCACCTGAAAAGAAATTGTCTAAAATGACAAAAGCAGAGTTGAAAGCTTTGGCCGCTGAATTAGGCATTGAGGTGACGGACGAAACCAACGCTGAATTGGTAGTGCTTATCGAAACGGCTCAAAAAGAATCACAAACTCCCTCAAACGAGGATAAAACGGAAGCATAATGTTACCAGGAATAAACATTGAATTTGAAAACGGAAACTTAGGAACGGTTGTTCCAAGTGCCGATGGTGTGTTAGGAGTTATCGCTCACGCAACTGCTCCAGGATCTGCACCAACATTTGCCTACAATACGCCTTACCAACTGAAAAGTTTGGCAGCGGTTGAAGCTTTGGGAATTATTGACGATGTGGAAAACCACGTGCTTCATAAATTCTTCAAAGAGTTCTTTAACGTTGCCGGAACAGGTGCAGAGATTTGGTTGATCTGTATTGAAAAAACGGACGACTTAGTTGACCAATTTGCAACGGATGGCGCTGTTGAAACTTTGTTGAACACTGCTAATGGCAAGTTGAGAGGCTTGGTTTGTGTGAATAACTCAGGCGCTGCCATAACAGTTGAGGATGGTTTATCTGACGAAGTAATGCCATTGGTTGATGCAGCACAAATCTATTGTGTGGATTACATGAACCGCAAAAACGTTCCTGTATTCACATTGGTGGAGGGTTTTGGTTTCAACGGAAACGCTTCCCAATTGCCTGATTTGAATGATTCCGCTTTCAACCGCGTTGCTATATTGATCGGCGACACGGACTCCAGAACAGGAACATACACTTCTAATGGTGCGGCGGTTGGCCTATTGGCTGGTCGCATCGCAAAGAACTCAGTTCACGTAAATATTGGTAAAGTGTTAGACGGTGCAATTACTGCAGGTGACATTTTCATCAAAGATACTGCGCCTGAGTTGTTCGATGTTGAGGCATTGCACGACAAAGGATTCGTTTCTTTCCGTAAGCACAACGGTCGTTCGGGTTACTTCTTTACAGATGATCCTATGGCAACTGATGGAACGGAAGACTACGCACATATCACCAACAGACGCGTAATTGACAAGGCGTACAGAATCGCTTACGACACTTTGCTTGATGAAGTTTTGGCTGATATTCCGGTAACGAATACTGGAACCATTCACCCTTCTTACATCAAAACGTTAGAGGGTCGAGTTTTGGGAGCGCTTAAAGCTAACATGACGAACAATGGCGAGTTGTCAGCTGATGCTGCAGACCCAAATGATTTTGGTGCAATTTGTAAAATCAGTTCCACACAGAATTTGGTAAGTACCTCAAGAATTACCTTGGAATACTTGCGCGTTAGACCGAAAGGCATCGCACGCTACATTGATGTGCCACTTGGATTCGTGGCTTTTAACTAATCTTTAAATTCATTTAAAATGTCATTTGATACAAGACAATACGAATGGGCTGACTTAACGCTCATTTTAGGAGGCAACGACATCACGGGTTTTAGAGGAGTGAAATACTCTGAAAAAATTGAACGTGAGCCAATTTACGGCAAAGGTAAATATCCTCATAGCATTCAAGGAGGTAATGTTTCGATTGAAGGAGAAATCACTTTGTTGCAATCAGAGCTTTTGGCTTTAGAGAATGCTGGTAATGGTTCTATTTTAGGCTTGAGCTTAGATGCTGAAATCAACTACGGCAATCCACCAAATGCTTCAAGAACCGACCGCGTTGTTGGTTTACGCTTTACAGAAGCTCCAAAAGAATTGAAGCAAGGCGACAAATTCATGGAAATCACTTTACCATTCATCGCACTTCGCGTGCAAAATAATATTTAAGATCATGTACAGTCCAACGAAAGAAAGAATTGAAGAGTTGAAAACACAGCACGGAGAAATCTTCATGATTAGCGTAGAAGATAAAGCGGCAATTTTCAAAGCGCCAAATCGCAAGACCTTGAGTTATGCTAACAACGCAAAGCAAGACATCGTTAAATTCAATGAAACGATTTTGAATGCTTGTTATGTTGAAGGGGACCGAGAATTGCTAGACAATGATAAGTACTTTTTAGCGGCTGGAGCAAAAGCGATTGAACTGATAGAAATTAAGGAGGCAGAGATCGTAAAGCTTTAGAGGCTTCTGAGGTTAATCCAGATGATTGGATTAGAATTGCTAATTCAAATCTGAGGAAGTACTACAATATTCAGGAGCCTGATTTACTCAGCGACCAAGAGTGGTGTATGAGAGTACAAGAATTGAAATATTTAAGAATTAAAGAGGCTAAGAAATCTTAGCCTCTTTTTATCAATTAAAGCATTTGAATTTTTAAAACAAGGAATAAATTAGAATTGCAGCTATTGAAAGACAAATAATTTGATAAATAACTTCAATTACTGCGAAAGCTTTTTTTTGTTTAGTTAAAGTTTTGAAGTTTTCGCTAGATAATTGACCGAATGCTCTCTCAAGATTGGGCTTTAAACCTGTAACTGTTTCCGAAATATGGTTAGAGGCCTTAGGAATTAATCTAATGATAAGATAGAAAAACGACGCTAAACCTACAATTGTAAAAATGGCAAATAACATAACATATACTTTAAGTCTAAACGACCAAATTTCATCTAAGTTAAGTAAAATTTATGGGGTTGGAGATATTGCCAATAAAAAATTTAAAGCATTATCCGACATGACCAAAAAAGTTGAGACTACCATGCATGATATGGGAAACTCTGTTGGTTCTTTAAGACAAAAGCTAGAATTACTTAAAGCCGAAAAGGAGTGGATACCACAAAGCAATTTAAACTCCATTCGTGCTTACAATACCGAAATAAAAAAACTGGAGAAAGAAATCCAGCATTTAGATACCATCAATGGCAGTGTGTTCAAAAGAAACATGAAAGATGCCATTTCAAACTTGCCCTTTAGCAATTTAATTACAAACCCAGTTGCTTTAGCAGGTGCAGGTTTATTTGCCGCAGGAAAAAGCGCCTTTGACTTTGATGAAGGAATGGCGAAAATTAATACAACCGCGCAATTATCACAACCAAATTTAGAAAAGCTAGGTAAAAACCTAAGAAGTATTGGCGTTGAATATGGTGCTGATTTGAACACTATACCAGATACTTTTGAAGCAATTAATAGCCAAATTGGTGATGTTAAAGTTTCATCAGATATTTTAAAACAAGCTTTAAAAGGTTCAAGAGCAGGATTTACAGATCAAGTGGTTGTTGCGGATGCTCTCGCAAAAACTTTATCAAGCGTTGGAAAAGAGAAAACAAATGCAAAGGAAGTTTTAGATACGTTTTTTGCAGCTAAAAATGTTGGTGGTGCAGAGTTTAAAGACATGGCTCAGTATCTACCCGGTTTAATTTCCTCTTCAAAAGCTTTAGGTATAAATTATAAAGAAACGGCAGGGGCTTTTGCATATATGACTGCATCGGGTATGGATGCAACAACGTCTTCAACATTAATGGATAATGTATTTTCTGCATTTTCAAAAAGTGATGTACAAGCCAAAATGGCAAAAGGTGGAGTTGATATTTTTGATGAAAACAGAAATGTTAAATCGCTCGACAAAATCTTCATGACGCTTGGAGATAAAATGAAAAAAATGAAATCGGATGAAGAAAAATCAAATTTTTTAGAAAACATTGGAATTACTGACGCTCAGGCAAGAAAAGGAATAATTGCTTTAACTAATGACACCAAAAGATTATCAGGGATGATGGGTGAAGTTAAAAATTCAACTGGTGCAGCAGACCAGGCCCTTAAAGATTCCGCAAATAGCAAACAAAAGTTGCAGGATATGTGGTCAAGAATTCAAGATTTATCAATTACACTTGGGGGAGCAATTGCAGGTGTTTTAGTTCCTGCTTTTGATATTTTGGCGGCTGTATTAGGTCCTGTTTTAACTGGAACATCTTGGCTTATTGAAAAATTTGGCGAAAACAAGATTTTCATATTTACATTGGTCGGCGCTTATGCTGCACTTTGGGCGAGTTACAATTCATCAATAGCTATTAAAAAATTAGAAGCATTTTGGGAAGGGCGAAGTATATTGATGAAGAAATTAAAAGTTGCATGGACGTGGCTTGAAATTACTGCTCAAAATGCATTAATTGGAGGCCTAAAATTAGTAATAGGACAACAAAGAGCACTTAATCTTGTTATGGGAATGAACCCATTTGGTGCTGTGATTTTGCTACTTGGAGGCTTAGCTGCTGGTGCTTATGCTTTAACAAAAGCATTACAAAAAACAAGTTTACATACCCGAATAATGGGTGAAGTTACCAAAGAGGCAAATCTCCGAATGGTTGATGAAAAGGTGGCATTAGATCAACTTTTTGGACAATTAAAGAAAACTAATCCAGGAACTGAAGAAAGAAAAAAATTAGTTGATGAACTCAACCAAAAATACCCCGACTTATTAAGTAAGTATGATTTAGAAACTGCAAAACTGAAAGACATCGACAAAATTCAGAAGGAAGTTTCTAAGAATATGTTAAAAAAGATTACTCAAGAAATCAAGGTTGAGAAGGCAAAAGAGTTGCTGAAAGAAGCTGAGGATATGAAGGATGATTCTGCATATTGGGCTTATTGGGGTAACGATGATAAATGGCGTCAAATTAAGGAGAAACAAAATGAGGCAATGAAGCTTCTTGAAAGTGCAAACGAACCAGATAAAAAGAAGGCTAAGGCATTACAAGAACAAGTTGATGCACATAAAAAAATAGTTGAGCTCCTTGACACTGAAGAAAAGATTAACGCAAAAATTCAAGAGCTAGAAGGCAAAAAAGCCAAAGAGAAAATTGGTACAAAAACTTACAAAGGTTACGTTTCTGAAATTGAGCGACTTCAAAAATTATTGAATGGCACTAAATCAGGTTCATCAAAAAATGGAGTAGGTTCTAAAACCAACGAAGCAATCGCAACTGGAGGCACAAAACAAACAACCATCAACCTAAACTTTAAGAATGTGGTCGAAAGTTTGGTTGTTCGAGCAACTGATTTACAAAATAGCGCAGATCAAATTGAACAGCAAATGGGCGATGCGCTTTTGCGAACTTTGGGAATGGCCGTAACAACAGCAGGATAAAATGGATAAAAATCAAATCATATTCGCTTCATTGGTTGGCTCTAAAGTAGCTGAAAGCTTACCGCGTTTTGCTACAGTTCAAAATGAATTGGCAAAACGTGTATTGCCTGTGATTCCGATTCCATTTTTTGGAACGAGTACAAATTCAGGAGAAATTACTGAATCTTCAGCTGACTACCAATATGAAAAACAATGGCAAGCTGATTTTGGCCGTTCCAATCAATTCTTCCCAATTTCATTTAGGCAAAAGGGAGACGGTTTGTGGTATCAATTTCCATACGAGCCAATTATTTCCATTTCGGGTGGTAATTCAGTTGTCACTCGTAAAGTGGCGAAGGCAAAAAACTTCGTTGGAACAGTTAAAGAACATTGGTCGCAAGATGACTACGAGATTACCATTACTGGTGTGTTGATAGGTTCATTAGAAACTGGAAGCGTTGAGGAATGCTACCCAATAGACCAATTTGAACAACTAAAAAATTTCTGTACGCACCCTGCAGGAATAGAAATTAGATGCGAGCCTTTACAATTGCTTGGAATCAATAATGTAGTCGTGAAGTCTTTTTCTTTTCCTTTCACAAAAGGAGAGAATGTACAGGCCTACGAAATTCAATGTTTAAGTGATTTTACGAGCGAACTTTTATTAGAAATTGACTAATGTACAGTTTGAACTACGACATACAATTTAATAACAACGGAAAGAAATTCAAGTTGCAGTTGCTCGCGTCTGTAAAGATCAAAAAATCAGTTGAGAACCTTGCGGACACGGCTACAATTGTACTTCCCGAATCGGTGTTAAATACCGTTTTGAAGATTGAAGATAAAATCAATCGTGGAACTGCAGTTAGCATTAAACTAGGTTACGACTCTAATTTAAAAACGGAGTTTGTAGGTTTCATCACTGAAATAACAAATAATTCAAATGCGCTTGTGATCAACTGCGAGGATGCGCTTTTTGTTTTCCGTAAATCTGTTCCGGATAAGATATTCAAGTTGCCGACTGTGAAAACAATAGCGCAGTATTTAGTGGACCAGGTGGATAAGAGTTACACCGTTGTGTGCGATTTTGATTTCACGTATGAAAAGTTCACGATTTACAAAGCCACGGCTTACGATGTGCTGTTGAAATTGGTGGAGGAATTGAAGGTGAATATCTTTTTCAATACCGAGTTGAAGGAATTACACATTCATGCACCTTATCTTTTGAAAACAGGTCAAGTGAAATACCGCATGCAACAAAATGTGGAAAGTGCTTCGCTTGAGTACAAGAAACCAGAAGATAAAAAGATTGAAATTAACATCGAGTGTACAGGTAAGGACGGCAAGAAATTGACCGCAAAAGCTGGCATTGAAGGTGGCGACAAAATAACCCGAACCGTTTCTGCAACCTCTCAAAAAGGACTGGAGAGTTTGGTTAATGCCGAAATGTTACTCAGAAGTGGTAATCGTTTCGAAGGCTCATTTACAGGATGGTTAATTCCATATTGTGAGCCAACTTATACCGTTGACTTTGCGGATAGTGATTACCCGGATAAGGCGGGTAGATATTATTGCACAAGCGTTGAAACAAACTTTTCAGACGCTGGAGGAAGTAGAACCATTCAATTAGGAATTAGATTATGAGTAAGTACAGCGAAATAAAACGATTGCTGAAGGAAATAGTGGGAACTGCTTCCAACTTGCCAATTATGGGCGAGGTTATTTCGGTTGAAGGTGATTCTTGCACGGTTAAAGTAGGTGACTCATTAGAAGTTCCCGATGTACGTTTAAAGGCAAGTATCGACGGCTCTAGTAACTGTTTATTGCTAACGCCAAAGAAGGGAACGCTTGTAAGAATGATTTCATTGACTGGCAATTTAGATGATCTAGCAATCATACACATTGATGAAATTGAAACTATTTCTTATTCGCAAAACGGCTTAGAGGTGTTGATTGACTCAACTGATAAAAAGGTTATGATTAAAAACAATCAAGTGAGTTTGGTTGATGTATTTGGCGAGTTGAAAACATTACTGCAGAACTTTAGTGTGTTGTATGTAAACCCTGCTGGAGCACCAACACCAACGACTGCAAATCCTGCGATGCTTCCAAGTTTAAATCTATTTGAAACCAAGTTTAAATCTCTTTTAAAATGAAAGGTTACGCCATCCAATTAAACGACACGAATGACGGTTCTGAATTGTGCGACTTAAAAGTTGATATCAAGCGCGATTCTGAAGGTAAAATTGTAAGCGGTTTGTCGATTGGTTCAACTTTGGAACAAAACAAGGCATTGCTTTTAATTCTGCAACCAGGAGAGTTGAAAGAACGCCCAACAATTGGAGTTGGAATAAATGATATGTTACTGGGTGCTGACTTATTAGCGATGCGCCATAAGATTAGAAAAAACTTCGCTGCGGATGGTTTGACCATTACAGAGCTGAAGCTTTACCAAACGAATAAAATATCCATTAAAGCAAATTATTAAAATGGCTAGAGAACTCAATGTAATCAACCAAGAATTGCGCACCAACTTTATGGCAAACGCAAACATTCAAGCGCATTATGACCTAGCACCGGGAGCGGTGTTTGAAGATGAATTTTCAATAGTAAGCTTTGAGGCGATTTTGTTTTACATTATTGCTGTTTCAATTTGGACACTTGAAAAAATATTCGACGATCACAAAACATGGATGGCTGTTAAAGAATCTGAGTTGAAGCCTTGGAACTTACCTTCTTTGGTTGCAAATGCTAAAAAGTTTCAATTGGGAGATGATTTAGTTTATCAAGACGATGCCTACAAATACGCTACAATAGATACAGAACTTCAAATTGTGAAACTGGCATCCGCCTCAGAGGTAGGAAATATTGTAGTTTTAAAAGTTGCTAAGCTAAACGGTTCCGGTCAGCCTGAGCAGTTGAGCGACAGTACTCCAGATGAACTTACTCCATTTATAACATATATCAAACTCTTGAAGCCACCAGGAGTGAAATTATCAATTGTAAGTCGACCTGCAGATTTATTGAAAATCTATTACCGCGTTTATATCAACCCATTGGTGATGAATGCCTCAGGCGAGTTGCTTTCAGACACATCCGTTAAACCTGTTGAAGATGCAATCAACGCTTATTGTAAAGGGTTGAACTTTAATGGTGTGTTTTCAGTAACTGAGCTAACGGATAAAATCCAACAGGCGACTGGCGTTTCAAACCCTGTATTTGAAAGTGCTGCTTCGAAGTATGGATTAACTCCTTACGCTGCAATCAATGACTATTTTACACCGAATGCCGGGTATTTCCAAATAGATGAAGATTTCCCACTTTCTGCAACAATCACTTATTTGTTACCATGATTTATATTGATTTCATATTACTCACGACTTTGTTGCTCCCAATGGTTTTGCGACGCACTTTAATTAGTGCTTGGCTGACCGTTGCGACCGCTTCTATCGATACAGTTCAAACGGAATCAACCGCGCTTTATGATGCCACAAATTATCGTTTGAAATTTAACGAACTCAAAATTTACATAGAGCACTACCTCAATGATCAGCACGACCCAACCGATAGGATGATTCGAATAGTGGACGTGGAACAGGAACAAAACACGTATATTTTTAACGCCAATGAGGACAACGAAAACCTATACATCTGGAATGTTGATGACCCCGACGGCGACGATGCGGACTTATTACCTGACGGCGAGGACGTTTTTTTGTTCAATGATTCTGAAATCGACGACATTGAAGACTTTATTGTAGAAGTTCCTGTTGCTCTTGTTTTCAATGAAGATGCGTTAAGGCGAGACGTTGACACCTTTCGATTACCAGGAATGAAGTATTCAATTCAAACTTATTAAAATGCAAGCTAAAGTTAACAACGGCCAATCTATAATTGATTTGACAATTCAACACACTGGAAGTATTGAGGGCTTATTTGATGTGCTGCACCTGAATGGGCTAAAATCATTATCGGTTTTACCTCAGGCGATTGAAGTTCCACAGCCATTGAATACTAAAATAGTTGCCTTTTTCCAAACTGAAAGCATTCAATTAGCCACAAACGTTCCTCAATCGGGTTCTTTTTCCAATTCATTTTCTAACGATTTTAATTAAAACTATATGCCACTTACAAGAGAAGAAGTTTTCGCACTAATTGACGAAAAGATTTTTACAAATAACAGCGCACAGGTTCAGGCGGCCGACGTGAACGCGCTTTTGAAAACCATTTATGATAATGCTCCTAATACTGGCTTTGAACATTACATCGGAGAGGCCTTCGGAGGAGGTGTTATTTTCCATCTTTGGAAAGACTCGGAGGGTGTAGAGCATGGGTTGGTGGTGGATACTGATAATTTTTCAGTAGGCTCATCTTGGAGTAATATTTCTTCAGAATTAATTGGCACAACAGCTCAATCTTATACAAATGGGCTACAAAATTCAAATGCAATTGTGGCTCAATCTGGTCATACTAATAGTATTGCACTTAATTGTCTTAATTCAACAAAAAATGGATTTGATGATTGGTATTTACCGTCGATTTATGAATTAAGGTCCTTATCCTTAAATATACTATCTGTTAGCTCAACTTTATTATCAATTGGTAAACCTCTTTTGAGTACCAATTTACTATATCCAAGTAGCACGGAACTTGCATCAAATCTATTACTAAGTTTAACATTTAACAATTCAACCATATCTTCGACTTTAAAGTCTACACAAACAGCTTTTTTGGCCATCCGTCAATTTTAAATTTTAAATAATGAATAAATTAATCACTACCCCCAATGGAGGTTTTCCATTAAGAAGCAACGATTTTCGTTTTATAGATGAGTCAGTAAGAGATGCGTTTAAGGGCGTTTTATCTTTGCTAAATATGTCTGCTAATGAGGCGGTCATTTTATCTGGTTGTAATAGAACTTTAGCACTTGCCACAGTTACATGGTCGCCCGGTTATATTGCATTTCAGGGAGAAGTGCTCTATTTTGCAGGTGCAACTTATACTATTCCTGAGGCTGGTAGGTATTGGGATATTGAAACCACAACAAATCCAGCTGGAGATAAAATTTTGAAAAATGGAAATCCACATTCTGCTTATCAAGTAAGGGAGGCTGTAATTAGAGATTCTGCTGGACACGCACCATCAGGCTATACAGATGTAAGATTTGTGAAACGCGCATGGCAAAAAATAAGGGATCAGTTTCCACAAAACACCGATTGGGTGTTGCTGCCTGAAAGAAGCTATGATTATCCTAGTGATTCTGGTGAACCAAAATATATGCGTGATGCCAATGGTTTTGTACACTTAAAAGGAGTTTGGAGCAATGAAGACCCAAACACTGATATGTTGATTGGGAGACTACCAAATGGTTTTAATCCACCAGAAGAATTGTACTACCGTGTTTGGAATGGCGGCTCAGCCTTTCAAATTAAAATTCAAACGAATGGAGAAATATTTTTCGTTGGAACTGCAACACAAACTGTTAGATTAAATGAATTGCCACCGTTCAGGGTTGAGTAAAATAATTGATTACATAAAAAAAGGGATTCTTTCGAGTCCCTTTTTTTGTTTTAAAAAGTATTTAAAGACATTTTAAATGGTATTAATCAAGACACCTCAGGAGGACAAATACTGCACGTTTGAGCCATCCACAGAC